TCTTGAATATGTTCTTCGAGAACATTTTCATACTTTTCAAGAATTATGGATTCTATTTCTGAAACTCGTTCATTAATTGCGGCTTCAAATATAGTAGCAGTTTTAACCATAAATTCTTCCGATAGATTTTCACCATCAAAAAGTGCATCTAAGGTTTGCTCTAATCGTTCTTGGGGTGTTCCGCTTGCAGGTGGTGTTTCAATTTTACCAGAAGCAGTCGATAATTTTGCAGCGATAGATGCTCGGTTTTTGGTTATTTTACCTTCAGTTCCTTTATCTGTATCAATCTTTGCATGTTTACCCTCTGCATCTTGATAAAGTTTAGGATCTTCTTCGGACTTTGTGTCTAGTGTTGGAGTCTCTGCTCCTGCTTCTAGTAAGTCGTTATAATTAAATTCTTCGTTACTCATAATAGATACTATCTCCTTGATTGGATTGTTTATGATTTTCTTTTACCATGTTTTGATATGGCTTTTTTTATTATTGATCCTGATATATCTTTAAGTTTTTCTTTAGATAAATTAATTAATTTATCTGATGCGTCTGTTTGTCGAATTTTTTCCTTAGCAAAATCAACAAGTTTTTTAGCCCAACTCTTAGAAGCCTCTTTTAAAAGTAAAGAATCCTCAAAAATTTCTTCTTCGTGTGATATAAGAGTTTCTTTTGTCATATATATTGCCTCATTTAATTATATATAAAATTAAAGTTTTGAGAGAAAATGACTAAATGCGTTTATTGCATCTTCTTCTAAATTTCTTGAAGGACTCTTTTCCATTACCTTTCGATATTGTTCAATTTCTTTTTCTTTTATGATACCATTTTCCCAAATCCACTCTTTACCTTCCATAATACCATCTACAAAAGCACCAGGAGCAGAAGGATCTGCAACAAGATCTACTGCTGAGAGCATAAAATCTTTTTGTACTTCATTGATACCACTAGCATTTTGTTTTAATGATCCCATACCTCTAGACGAAACACCCAACCTTGCTCCCTCACCAATTAAATTTTGTGCAATTTTACCCATCGGGGTATCCATAATTTTTGCTTTACCATGAACATCATTTCCTGCCATATTTAATTCCTTAATCATATGTGAAACACGATCAAGATTTACTGTTGGTCCTTGTGGATGATTTAATTCCCCCATTGCACGATTTTTTGAAACATATTCTGTACCATATCTCTTAACTTCATTTTCCATTATTCTTAAAGGATATATTCTACCATTTTTATTCTTTTGCTCTGCTTGCATAAAGACACCCTTAATATAATGGCTTTTCTTTCCTGTTTCTTCGTTCTTCTCAACAAGAAATTCTATATTTTCTGTCATTTCGGTAATTAATTTCATCAAGAATAATCCTCTTCTGCATCCTTGTCTTTGTCGTTACTATTCTTTTTCTTTCTTTTTAATGCAACCCCTACTTTTTCGCCATCTTCCTCCGAATCATCCTCTGGATCATCCTCTGGATCATCCTCTCCAGAGATTTCTTCTGCATCAGATTTCCAATTATTATCAATATAATTAAAAAATTTCTTCTTTTGATCATCATCTAAATCATCTGGATTATTAACACCAAACTTCTTTAATGCTAGTTGGAAAAACTTTTTATATTCTGCACCATCATTATCACCATCTTCGTCAATTTCATCCATATAATGATTATTATTACTATTATAAAGAGATGCAGCAGTAGATAATTTTAATTCATGAATTCTTTCATAAACTTTTTCATATAGGGCATAATTAGTCTGATCAACCGCATCTACCATATTACCAGAAAGTATATTTTCAATTATTTTTTCGGTTAGCATTTATTATGTTCCTTTATATCAACACTCTTATTTAGTATTACAAAAATTTACAATCTTATTGAAACTATCCTTGTTTTCGGAAAGCAATTCTCTCATTTTAATTTGATTATCTTTATTTAAATTATCGTGTATTTTTGTAATATTAATAGCCTCTTCTGGCAATATATGTATACTAGACGAATCTTTGAGAGTAAAATTTACCACAGAATCTGTTAAATGTGACAACATTAAAGCAGATATGATATCATTTTCTTCTTTAATAATACTTGCTTTTAAATCTTTTGCAATTGCTTGAATCATTTGCAGTGTATCTTTTCGGAGTATTTTTACAGAAACAACATTACCCCTCTGTGAAATATTAGGATTTTTTATTCCCATATTGGTCAATGCTGTTATAAAATCTTTCGTATTTTTCGTAGATTTAAATTTATATGATATAGAATATTCTTTGGCTTCTTCAACTTCTTCACAATCTTTACACTCACTATTACTACTACCAATAATATTTGCAGATATATTCAAATTTTTATCTATTATAGAAGAAGCAAGTCTTTCTTTCATTTCTGAAGAAAAAGAATCAGTAAATCCACTTTTATCTTTATTAATTATAGAGGCTATCATATTATCAATATTGCTCATCTTCTTCTCCTTCTTCTGGTTCTTCTGATTGTTGAGACATTTCTTTTTGAATATCAATATCTATTAATTTAATATCTTCTTCTGATTGTTGTAATATGTTTTTTCGTATCCAGTCAATAGAATAATATTTACCTATATATTCGTCTGCTTGGCTCAGCAATTCTAATCTATCTCTCATTATTTCTGATTGTTTTAATTCAGAGAAATGAGAATCTCTATTATATGTAAAATTAATATTTGGTTCTATTTTTTTCCAATCTTCTTCCGACATAATACCTTTTAGTACTACTTGTATTCGTAAAAGATTCATAAACATTAAAGAGAATTTCATTCTTAATTTATCAATAAATTTACTAAATTTAACCTCATCACGGGTAATTTCTGCACTTCTGCCCATATTGAATCCATTATCTGGTTCCATCCTAGAAACAGGAACATTTAATGCACGATAAACCTTTTTAAGAAGATATTCTACATCTTCCATTTCTCCAAGATTTTGTCCACCCTCAAGGGTGGTAATTTCAGTTCCTCTACCACCTTCTCTTCGAGGAAGCCAAAAATCTTCAAGCATATGAAGATGATCTCTACCATCAGTTACTTCGCCAGTAGTTGCATCATAAGTTACTTTATTACGATAACGGGTCATTATACTTTTAATGTATTGTTCTGCTTTTTGCTTTGGTAGATTACCAACATCAATATAAAATATTCTTCTTTCTGGAGCGCGAGATATTCTATAAATCACAACTGCATCTTCAATTTGACGAAGCATATTTAATGGTCGAATAGCCTTTTGTAAATAACCAACAACCCTTTTTGAATTTGAATCAATTATACCAGAATGGGTATAGCAAATAGAATCTACTGCAATTTTAATTCCTGAAGATGATGTTGGAGTTAGAGAACCCCTAGAAGTATCAGTATATACATAAAATTCTTCTATTTCTTTAATAAAAGGAACTCTGTTCGTTCCGATATGTTTTTGCTCTTTTTTAACTTTCTGAATTTTCTTAATATTTAAAGGATTAATTGCTCTTAATTCGATAATTCCTTTTTGGGGATTTTCTTTGTCTATCATAATATGGTAATATAATTTACTATCAACATACCATCTACGGTAAATATCATAAGCATAATTATGAAAATTAAGCAATTTTAAAATATTATCATACTCTGAATGTATTTTATTTTTAATATTATCAGATAAATTAACCCTCTCCAAATCTAATTTAATGGGCTTTTTATCAATGTCCATTACAATAGATTCGTTAGTTATATCTTCTATAGCCTGATCTACTTCTGGATATAGTGACATATTTCTAAATTGTTGAATGAGTTGATTTTCATCACGAACAGAACCAGTAAAATCCATTAGAGTTCCGAAAACTCCTCCTGATTCTAAAGTATATGTACCATCATAACTATCTGGTGGTACGAATGATTCTTGTTTAGATGGTTCTATTGCAGAATTGTATGGTTCTGTTGGTTTTTTTCTTCCTATCGAAAATCCAAAAATGTCTAATGGCATAATATAGTTCCTTATTGTTTAATAGGTTCGCTTATAGTTTTATCATTCTGGAATTTCCTTTTCATAGAAATATACCATTTTGTTGAAAATTATTTTATAGTACCCGGAGATAGAGGAGATGTATTTGTATCAAAGTCTGTCAGGTAATCATAAGCAAGTGTTACTGTATATTCTGAAATTGTATCAGAACTTTCGTAAGATAATGCAACTTCACCAACAACAGTCGGCCAACACTTATGGAGTGTTACTGATCTTACTGCATGTCCTTGTAGTCCTAGTTGATGAACATTCCAATTTGTAAATAAATCGGCA